CTTCCATGTTTTGATTAGATGATAAAGCTGATTCATCAACATCAAATACTAAGTTACCAGCTAATGCTAAGTTATCAATTGCCATTCTTGCATGACCATTCATAATTGATTGTGCATCATCCATGTTTTCTGGAACACCTATACCAAAAAATGTATAAGGATTCTTTTCATATACAAATGCTTGATAAGGATTTCTAAAAGGTTTAAAAGGATTCTCAACTACTCTGATTACTTTACCTCTATGCATCCAGATGTTAACTTGTATTTCTTCTGAATCATCTATATCTTCACTAACTTCAAGACCTTCTTCTCTTGCAGCCATTGCAGTTATAGTTCCCCAATATTCTAATACTTCAAATCTATTATGAGTAATATCTGCGTAATGACTTTTTTCTAAATCAATATCAGTTTCCCATTCTTTCTTAACATAGTTAGCACCCATCTTTAAACATTCCATAATAGCTTCTTTATTAAAGAAAGGTCTATTAGCTAAATCTAAAAATTGATGTCTGTTTAATCTATGTCTTTGAATAATATATTCTGCTTCATCCATAGTTCTAGCATTAGGGTCAGGATAAAAATCCCATATGCTAACAAATTCTACTTTAGGAACTTTAACTTGTTCAGGTGTATACTCTCTACCATTTCCTGTATCAGTATATCTATGTAATGTTTTGTTATAAGTAAAAGGTCCTTTAACAATTCCTGTACCTAATAAACAAGATTCAAAGATAGCATTTCTTAAAGCTATACTTCCATTTGATTCTTCTATTTGGTCATGAATTAATTTCTCTAATCTTCTTGCTGCAATCTGTGCAGGTTTAATCTGTGGCATCTCAGGACTTGGAGCTGGTCCAGGTGATAAATCAGCTTCTTCATATTCTTCTTGAAGACTTCCTAATTCTAAATCTTTTAATGTGTTGAATGTTGCACCCTTTGGTAACTCTCTACCATCACCAGGAAAACCTAGACCACCATTTTGTAATGGCATATCCATTTCTTCACCAGGCATATAATCCATATTTCCTTCAACACCAGGAGTAGGATTTAAATTCTCATCACCTTGCATTTCCTTTAAAGGATTAAGGTGTGCGTACTCTGCAATTCCTTCAGGTACTCTTGTTTCTTGAATTGATAATGGAAATTTATTTGTACCGAATAGTACATCAATTAGTTGTCCATAAGCTGCAAGTACTTTTGTCTTAGTTACTTTAACAAAGACTCTAGACTTTTCATTCTCTCTGAACTTAACATCTTTAAGGTATCTACCTCTATAGTTGTGATAAGATTGTAACCACCTTAATTCATCATCTCTTCTAGTAGTTTCACATTGCTGAAACTTAGATTGAACAATACCTACTAAAGCAGATTGCTGTTTATTATCTTCCATTTCCCCATCTTCAGGCATAGAAGTTCCTAAATCTTTTTCTTCGTACTCAGCCATAAAATATTCAACCTTTTAATTTTGTGTATAATATGTATAATCATACACTTTTTTTAGTATGTTGTCAACTACTTTTTGTTAACTTATAATATTTTCTTAATATTTTTAATTACTGCTGTAGGTATAATAGTTGTATTACCTATATCTTCAAAGGTAGGTTTATCTTTGCTTTTAATATAATCAGTAAAGATTCTAGTCACCCCATTCTTTTGACTAAGTAAATAGCCTTTAGATACACAAGTTGGAAGTTGTTCTAAGTTTAATTGTTTAGTTGAACTCCATCCAGCATCACCTTCAATATCAAGCCATTCTATTTCAACATAAGGATATTTAGTAATATCATTACCTAAAGTCTTTGTATCAAGTGGAATTATCTTTCTTTGTTTCTTTGGTTTCTTTTTCTTTCTCATTTATCTCCCTTTTGTTTCATTCCTTTAGCAGCCTTACCATAAGGTTTAAAATCTCCTTTACCATTTACAGAACTCTCTTTACACCAGTCTGTAAATTGGTCTTTCATTCCACCACCATCAGAGTATCTAAGCATATTAAATTTAAATACTTGTTGTATGTTATCTTGTTTTAAATATTCTTGTAGTTCTTCATATGACATTACTTCATCATATTCTTCATTTGTTTCTAAGTTTTTAAATGTATATATAGGCATTAGAAATACTTTCTTAATACATGAAGCTGGTCATCATACTTAGCTATAATCTCTAATTCTTTTTCAATTGTTTCTAGAATATCAGAGTGTTCTCCAATACCTATAGAATTGTTTAAATATATTTCAACATTTGCAGAATGTTTTTTTATATGTCCTTCTGCATGGGCAATTAAACTTTCTTTTATTTTATCTCTCATATTAATATCCAAATATTGGGTCTGCTGGAGTAAATCGTTTTGCTTCACGCATATCCTCCCAGGCTGTTCTTGCTTTAGGTCTAGACATAATTAAATATCTCAAAGCATCATAAGCATGGTCTGATGCTTTTGTATCTACATCCTCAGGTTTGTTAGGGTCTAGAGGAATAGATTGTATTTCTCTAATTAGATTAGGACATGATTTAAAGATTTGCATTTTAGGTCTACCCTTATCTGTTATCTTTAATCTCTCATGTATTTGTATCTTACCTTGGATTCTGTTCTTATCAGCTCTTCTAAGCTTGTGTCCTGCTCTGGATAGTACTTCGCCTACAGTTGGACCAGTAGAGCCAGTCCTAGCCCACGCAGCCCAGTCTAACACACCATTTACAGACAACCTATCCTCTTTCTCAAACTCAAAGATTCTAGTAGCTAAGTCTTCACCAGTTAATCCTTTTTGATATAGTTCTCTGTATATAATTAATGTTTCATCACTAGGGTCTATTGCACCCCATATTACTGCAGACTCTGCTGCATAACCATAGTCAATTCCTTTTACTCTTTCCCAATGCTTAGGTAATTCAAATGGGTCAACACAATGTGTATCATAATCAAACTCTGTAAAGGCTGCACCTTCAGCAACATCCCAGTTACCTTCTAGTAATTGTTTTCTTTGTACAGCAGGTAAGGATATAAGCATCTGCTCATACTTACCATCAGCAGAAAGAAAAGGATTGTCTTCTAATCTTGCTGGTATAAATCTTCTTGTTATTTTATCTTGTCCTAAAAAGGATTCATTAGGAGGACTTGGGTCAAGGTATCTTTTCTTAACCCAATGTCCACCAACCCCACCAGGGTTTGCTGTACACCGAATGTAGCATTGTATTGCATTATTAGTTGTTCTCAATCGTGACTGCAAGTACTGGAGAGGAAATTCTGTAGGGTATTGTGTTAATTCATCTATACCAATCCAAGTATATGATTGTCCTTGGTATCTATAAACATCTGCATCCCTATCTAAATATCCAAACTCTAATGAAGCTCCACTAGGAAACCTCCAAATTTTTTCTACCTCTCTAAACTTTGCACCAGCAAAAGCTTTAGGATATAGTTCTCTAGACTTATCTATTAGTTCTCTTAATTCAGGCATTGACTTTCTAAGTAGCAATGCTCTGTGTTCTCTAATGTGCATATATCTTAATGGGTCAACTAGCATGGCATATGATTTACCACCCCCTGCTGACCCACCATATAGTACATCTTGTTCTCCTGCAGCTAAGAAATCGGTTTGAGGTCCTTCATTTGGCTTGAAGACGATTCTTTCCTGCTCTTCTTTTAGGAGAGTCTTAACGCTTTCAGGCAAAGCATTATATTCTTTTCCATCTAGAACAGTTCCTTTTTTATCAGACTGTTTCTGTTGTTCACCTTGTTGAACTTTAGCTATGCTATCTTTCTTAAGTTTAAGTTTTTGAGTTCTGTTGTCTAGCTTCTTTCGAAGTTTCTCAATCTCTTTTTCTTTTTCTTTAACAGCTTTCCTAGCTGCTAACTTAGCTTTATGTTCATAACCATAATTATATTGTCGTGCCATCTTTGCTTAACAATCCTGTTGTTGGTTCTTGTTTACTTGAATCTTTATCTATGATTTTTTTTAATCCCATTGCAGATAATCTTCTACCTGTTTGGCTTTCCATTATCTCTACTGCACCTCTTAATGAGAACGCCCCAGCTTTAACACCTTCTTTAGCGTCATCTAAAGCTTTGATTTCTTTTTCAATAGGTTCTAATGTCTTATCTTCTTTAAGCTTATACCCATAAGGTATAGTTGAACTTCTTCTTCTATTCATCATCTGGTGTTATATCCTCTGCGTTAACATCTATTACATCTCTCTTTTCAGGAATTATAAATATACCACCTGCTGCAGTATGTGTTACATCTAACTTTTCTCTCTTAGCAATACCTACTCTGTCTAACAATGTCTGTGCTGCTTGTAACTTAGCTCCTACTTGTGGGATAGGGTCTTCACTCTCTAGAATCTCTACTAGTTTCTCTGCTGCTCTTGGAGCTGATGTAGCCAATATCTTATTAGCAACATCTATTATCTCATTCTTCAGAGAGTCCACAACTGCTGATTGCGATGTTGTCGCATACCCTGCTATAACTAATGCTTCTTTTACATTACCTTTAGTCTTAGTAGCTAGTGCATCTAAGAAAGACTGTTGTTGTTCTGTTAGTTTTCTCTTAGTTTCTGTTCCTGGTAAAAAGTTATTATTCATACAATTCATTATAGCATAATTAAATCTAGTTGACAACTAAAATATTTTTTATTTTTATGTTGACATTTGTAAATATAGGGTGTATAATCTCTATAGCTACTCTCCAGGGGGTGAAACATATACATAGATTATAATATATCTTCTCTGGGGCAGTCCAGCAATATAACAACCCCCCAATTAATCTATAAAGCAGCCGACCCCCATCTAGTTTACAATCTAAATCTACTTAAATTGTATAAGCAGTATATATACTACCACCACCACCCCCTATGGCACTCATGTACCCCCTTGCGAATTAGAATCATTCCAAACTATATAATAAGTCAACAGCTATGACCTATATATTATATTCATATCTCTCAAAATCTTCATCAAGTTTACAGCTTTAAAAGAAATAAAAGTATTTATAAAAGAT